TTGTAAGCAAATAGATCTACAATATGATTCTAATATGTTGATCCTGATTCTAGTGGAAATGTCCAAGATTAATATTTCTCTAACACCTCCTATCTGGTTCTTTTTGAACACCTGGAAACATGTGTCTTCATCTTTGGTTTTATTAAAAACGTCTGCCGAGTTTTGGCACCCTTGCTTGATCAAATCTATACATCCTTCTAAGCACCTACGTCGTTTGTTCTGCATAAAACCAGCTTGTTTTGAATCAAATACCTCTTTAGAAAATGTCGCACTTGACTTGAAGGTAGCAAAATGATCAATAGATTGATTAACCATCCTGAAATTGTTTGATCGGCTGATGGCATGTCCATTTGGGTGTTGATTAGCAGGATGCATTTGTTGTAGTTTGCTAGCAATTTTGATGATCCTCCGTGAATACTGATGGGACTTTTTCTTTGTTTTGATAAGAAAATCTATGTCCTCGAGATCAGATTTTAGTTTCCCCGTGTGTAAAGGATATTCTGATTTTTTTATTCCAAGCAATTTATCTTCTCCTTCCAGGATTTTTTGTAATATCTGGAATGATGAGTGTGTTGGATCATCTTGATCCTTGTTAAAGAGCATAGTGAAATACATTTCACACAACATTTCTGGGAATAATATCCTAGGTTTTGTTTTGTCCTGGGTCAAAATTCTGGGCAGATTGATTTCTGATCCACAGAACTTTGTAAAATGATCCAGTACATCTGATTCACCTCCACCCCATCTAGTGTTTTTGAAAATGCTATGAATGTTCTTCTTCATCATTTGATCAACAAAGTGAACTATCCTCTTCAGTAGATGCAACTGTAGTGGTGACCTTATCGGTTCTTCAAACTTCTTCAACATATCTGACCAATATCTAATCTGAGAGATAGTAGTCATGACTATGTACCTGACATCCTGGAGCATCTTACTAGTACATCTCTTATCTTCCAGATATATAGTTATTATGACTCCCAAAGAATCAGAGCTATCATTGTTCCATAATTCAGCTAAGGTCCTTGCATCATTATTATGGTTGTATGATTGCTGCAATTTACAAAGATATGCCATTAATATCTTATCAAAGGATCTTATGTGATGGTCCAGTCTGTGTGGATCAGATGATATCCAATGACTCGTAGACAAGTTGTTAGAGTGATGGTCAAGGCTCTTAAATGCCCAGTGATTGCTATAAATAGGATGCAACTTTGCTATAGTGGTGTCAATCATTAGTTTGAACCATACTAATGAGTTTGTTGCGCCGGTCTTGAATGGTGATCCAGAGTGAATAAGGATAAACACTCCTGGGATTATAGTAGGCTTTATGATATGATTTCTCATTGTCTCTTTCCTTAAAAAGTTAATATTAACCTCTTGAAAGACATTTTGACAGAACTTAACATAATTCAAACCAGGACCAGATATGCCATTGAGTTCCAAGTTCTCCACTCCTTGCTTATCAGAGAAGTATCTGAATATGCTGTCTAGATCACTTGTGTCTAGCTTTGATCCAGTGACATACAAGCTCTTTTCTCTTTGAGCAAGCAGATGTTGCTCCGATGGATTAGGGCCTTTAATAAATTTCTTTCTCCCTGGGCCTTGCACACTGATACTATTTCTAAGACCAAATTCAATTTTGGGCTTCCCTATACACTCAGTTTCCTTTCTCTCTAAGTGCCGTTTTTCAAAGGCCATTTTTTCGGCCTTAGACACTCGAATATTCATATTAGATATAGCCTGTAAATAAGGGTCATTACATTCTCTCATTCTGTCTTTAATGTCTCTAACAACTTGATCATCATTGGTTGTGTCTCTAGGAAGTGACCTGATTGTATCACAAATGACAAATGGCAAAGGGAATACAGATATATGTTTCCCACTTCGCTCTTGAAGATAAGTAGCCACCATTGAATCATGATGTTCCCAGAATTTTGGGATTAATAATTGTTCTGTTTTTGCTAGATCAAAGTCCTTACCTTCAACCACCTCATCTATTAAACTATCTAGTATTGATTTATCTTCTAGAGACAAAAATTCCTCTTCTTCCCCATCAATAACCTCACACAAATCATCAATGGAGTTGAATGGTTTGTTGTTGGATTCGATGTACAGTGTCTTAAGTTGCTCTTTGGATATTGCTCCTGGTGCTGTCACATAGGATGAATAATTCTCTCTAGTATCCTTCCATTCTGGATGATTGAATTCTATAGACTTGATGAGTCTGTCAACCTCTATGATTCGCTCATACACAGGTTTAAAACCTTCCCATGTGAAATTGTGATCTCTGCAAAATCCCAGCAGATCTATCTCATTGGTTTCTATGACTAATATGATTGTTTCCAGATCGACGGTCAGTCCAATGTCTTTCAGTGCAACCATTAATAGATTGTACTTTGATCTTTTTCTGTATCCTGTTAGTGCAGATTTTGTTACAGCTATCTCTATAAGTCTGACATGTTCCCCATCTCTCATCACAATATCTGGTGTCTGTCTTCTGATGTCATTAAAGTATTGGCTTTTTGATAGTTCAGGTATGATCAGTTGCACCTGCTGCTCCTCATTAGGTAAACCTCTAGTTTGTGAGACAAAATCATGCAGAATATCATGTCTAAGCCTATAAAGATCATCATATTTTTCATATGTATCAATATCATCTGTTGCCGGATTTGGTTGCCGTACAGAGAAGAATTTGATCTTTTTGTTAATTATTATTGGCTCAAAATCATCATCATCTGAACTATTAATATCCATGATCAAAATTATTATTTACTACTAAG